ACCTAGCCGTGGCACCCACCACACTCCCTCTAACTCGATTTGGCTAGGACGCGATACGGTAAGTTTCCTTGTCTTCACCGTTCAAAATAGCATCCTCAAGCCAGCGCGGCTTGCGGCCGAGGCCGCTCCAGGTGTTGTTGGCGTTGTCCGGATCACGGTAACGCACCGGGTGATTGCGCTTCTTGCCAATAGCCTTGCCGTAGAGCTCGCCGATCGACACACCGTTGCCGTTGAGCATAGTGTCAATCTGTTCACGCAAGGCAGCGTGTTCCCGCTCCTTGGCCCGGGTGAGTGCCGGCTCAATCTCGGACTGCAGCTGCTGCAACTCACCGTAGCTCAGGTAGGCCAATTCGATGCCGGTACCCTTCTTGGGCTTAAACTTCTTGAAGCCCTTGGGCGGCTTGATCTTAATCTCCTTGATCTTCGAAGACTTCTTCTTCTCCGGCAAGCTAGGACTGACCATCATCGTGCCGGCCATTTTGGCCTTCTTCGCAAACTTACCCTTCCTGGGCTTCCTCTCATAAACGCCACGTGGCATAGCTCGTCTCCTATAGTCAGCGGGAATGCTAACGCACTCTCCTTACCGCAATTCGTCGAAGGAGTAAAGCAGAAACATAAATAGCATTGCTTAAGGCTTTAAGGAACATCAATGTCAGCATTAGACGGCATCCCGGAGAACATAAATCTCCTGTCACCACTGGGCTATCGCTTCCTCGTGAAGAAGCTGCCCAACGTGGTGTTTTTCACGCAGCAAGTCACTCTTCCAAGCATAGTTCTCCCTGCTGTGATGAAAGGAACGCCGTTCGTCAAGATACCGCATCCGGGCGATCACATCGACTTTGCGCCGCTGACGGTCAACTTTAAGGTGGACGAAGACCTACGCAATTACATTGAGGTGTTTGCCTGGATGAGAGGCCAAGGCTTCCCGGCCGACTTTGATGAATACGCGACCTTGGCCTCCGTACCCAAGACCACCGGACTAGGACTGATGAGTGACATCTCCCTGATGATCCTCAACTCGGCCAAGAACCCAATTGCCACCGCCACCTTTAAGGACGCCTTCCCGGTTAGCCTGAGCAGCCTGCAGTTCGACACAACAGCGCAGGGCATCCAGTTTCATACCGCCACTGTCGTATTCAACTACACCCTCTTTGATCTCGAGTCGTTACTGTAATTTAAGCATTTTGACGTATACTAAGGGCTATGAAGCTCGAAGACATTCATGACGCTTGGGGCCAGGACGCGGTCATTGATAAGACCCAGCTAGACACCGAAGCCGGTCGTATCCCGCTCCTCCACCACAAGTACCTCAAAATCCTCAGCACTGAGCGACTGCTTCTTCGCAAGTACGAGAAGGAGTACAAGCGGGTCAAGCTAGAGACCTATGAGGTGCTGACTCAGGGACCGGCCAAAGAGCAGGTGGCCCGCTATGACTGGGCCAAGCAGCTACCGGCCAAAGGCCGTATCGGCGGCAAGCAGGAAGTTGATGTCTATATGGACGGAAACGAGACGCTGACCACCGAGGGACTGAAGGTCGCCCTACAGCGCGAGAAGGTAGACGTACTGGTGGACATTATCCAGCAGATCAACCAACGCAATTTCCAGCTCAATGTGATGATGAAGTATATGCAGTTTACTCAGGGCGCAGGATGAAGCCAGTCAAAGACCCGCCGCTCGGCAAGTGCTCCTGCCCTTGCTGCCACCAATGTAAGTACTACCTACCCGATCCCGCCACCGACTCACGCCTCTGGGGTAAGTGCATCTACGGCGGACCCTTTGAAGGCTTTGATGACCAGCGAAACCGTAACGCTCCAACACCTAAATGATGTCTATTGTCGCCTGGTATGTGACACATCGACCCTTTATGAACTGAGCGACAATTTCACCTTTACGATTCCCAACGCGCGCTTCCATCCAAAGGTCAAGGCGCGTATTTGGGACGGGAAGATACGGCTTGTCGACATGTACAAGCAGCGTGTCTACCACGGTCTCAGCGCGCATATCGAAGACTTTTGTAAGGACCGGGGATACCGTTGCGAAAACCTCCTTCGGGCGGACGCCCCATATTCGGTTGTCGAGGCTGAAGATCACATAGCGCGCTTCACTCCTGCTGGGATAACGCCAAGACCCTACCAGACCGATAGCTTCATTCATTGCGTCCGCAAGCGGCGATCCCTTTTCGTCAGCCCCACCGCAAGCGGCAAAAGCCTCATCATCTACTGGCTCGCCCGGTACTATCAAGGCAAAATCCTCCTGATCGTCGACTCAGTGTCGCTGGCCAACCAGATGTACTCTGACTTCAAGAGCTATGGGATGGACCCGGCCTACGCCCATATGATCTATTCAGGTAAGGAGCGCAACGTCGACTGCCCCATCACTATCACCACCTGGCAGACCGCCGTCAAACTACCCAAGGCCTGGTTTGCTCAGTACCGTACTGTCATAGGGGATGAGGCCCACAAGTACAAGGCCAAGAGCCTGGTCGACATTATGACGCGCCTGGAAGACTGCCCACATCGGTTTGGGTTCACCGGTTCCCTGGACGGCTCGCTCAGCAACAAGATGGTCCTCGAGGGTCTGTTTGGACCATTCAAGCAGATAGTCACCACCAAAGACCTGATGGATCAGGGGCACGTTAGCCCGCTGGAAATAAAGTGCATTGTGTTGAAGCATCAGGAGGCCGAGCGCAAAGCCTGTAAGGGACACAAGTACATTGAAGAGGTCGAGCACCTAGTTATGCATGAGAAGCGTAACCGTTTCATTAAGAACCTGGCACTAAGCTTGACCGGCAATACCCTACTACTGTTTCGCTGGGTCGACAAGCACGGCGAGCCACTCTATGAGGCCATCAAACCAGTCTGCAAGATACCACTGCACTATGTCTCCGGCAAGGTGGACGGTGAAGACAGAGAGGCGATACGGCAGATCGTTTCTGCTTCCGACCAGAACCTGCTGATTGCTTCCATCGGAACTTTCGCTACCGGCATCAATATCCCGAATATAAATAACATCATACTGGCTTCGCCCACCAAATCACGAATCCAGATTGTGCAGTCAATTGGTAGAGGATTACGCTTGGCCCAAAACAAGACTCACTGTACGCTCTACGACCTGGCAGATGACCTTTCCTGGAAGTCCAAAGTCAACCACACACTTTCCCATTTTGCCGATCGCGTCAAGGTCTACAACCAAGAGAAGTTCAACTATCGCATCTACAACGTGGAGCTAACATGAAGTGAGTAACGTAGTTCATATCCGTCTAGTCACTGGTCAGGAATTAATCTCATGCCTAACAGAGGAAGGAGGTGAGTTGTTTCTTAGTTCGCCTATGTTGTTGTCGGAACGTACAGACAAGACGACTGGCCAATCAGCTATGGTTCTATCCAGATTTCTACCCTTCGCTGCTGACACTGCTCAAGTCCTTCCTATTGCCAAGGACCATATCATTTCTATGTCTCGAGTCTTTGACGAACTACAGCAGTACTACTGGAATGCATTGGATTATAACGAACGTAACGTTCAACCGAAGATCAAGGAGGAGATCAACAGAGTCAATGAACTGATGAATCAGAGCCTAGATAAGGATCTGATCAAGATCAAGGAGTCAGTACCAGAGGATGTGGTGATTGAGTTTATTGACGAGGAAGGTATGACTGAGGAGGAATGGAACCTATTTACCCTTAAACCAGCCAGTACTAGTGTTCACTAATCGTATCTACCAGTACTCTTCTTTCTCATATAAATCACAGTCCTATTATACCCAACCCCTGGTTAACAGACCACTAACGAAAAGAAATATATTTTATCATGGCATCCAAGAACTATATCAACAACCGTCGTCTTTTCGAAGAAATGGTGGTCTACCGTCAGGCGCTCCTGAAATCCAAGGAAGAAGGAGCCCTGGCACCCCAGGCCAGTGACTACATCGGCGAAGCTATCATGCTGATCGCCACCAAGCTGTCCAACAAGTCGAACTTCTCCGGCTACTCCTATAAGGATGAGATGGTCGCGGATGGCGTCGAGAACTGCATCAAATACAGCCTCCGCAACTTCGACCCGGCCAAGAGCAACAACCCGTTCGCCTACTTCACCCAGTCCATCAAGAACGCCTTCCTCCGCCGCATCAAGGAAGAGAAACGACAGCAGGCCATCAAGCACAAGAACATGGAGGCTTACGGCCTAGAAACAGAGAACTACCAGGCCGGACAGTACAACGAGCGCGGGCAGACCTCCGGTCGCGACAAGCATTATGAGATTATTAATTCGTATGAGGTAAGCTTGGAGAAGCGCAAAAAGGCACCCCGCATTGGCATCGAACGGTTTGACGAGGACTACAACGATGAGTAACGCATTTAACGAAGCGTATAAGGCTTACGTCGCCGACTATCTGAAGTACGGTGCCCGAGAAGAACTCACGGCCAAGGTGAAAGATCATGTTGGCCCGCTGATGACGATGACCGTTATGGACGAGGCGACCAACTTTGTCACCGGTTCCAGCGGCGGCTTTGATACCCGAGCCTGGAAGGTCGACGAGATCGAGAAGAAGGCCGACGAGTATCGCGAGTACGTGATGAAGCACCTGCTTGACATCGCCTTTGGTGAAACCAATCAAGACCCTGCCCTGATCGCCTACAAGGCGCTGGGTGGCCGCGTGGGTGAGTTCGGCCAGATGTTGGACACCCGCGAAGCGCTGATCGAGAAGAACAAGACCGGCAGGAACCGCGTTGAGCCCATTACGCGCGAGCTCAAGAAGCCGATGACCGAGACCAAGGAGCTCGTTAGGGTGTATGATTATGATACCGGTCAGATCACGGTCAAGAACAAGACGAAGTATGCGGCTGCGGGGCATGCGTTGGCCAGACAGACCAATATGCGCCGCGAGTGCGGCGATCTGACCAAGAAGGGCACGCTCGAGCCGGTGTGTGGTAGCGTCCGTATCTGGGAAAAGGATTACCAGGAAATCTATAACGCCTGGTGGGGTTGGCAGAAGCGCCTGAACCAGGAATAAGTCTTGAAGATCGCAATCATCACGGATACTCACTTCGGGGCGAGGGGCGATAACCTCTCGCTCCTCAACCATATGAGTAAGTTCTACGACGAGCACTTCTTCCCGGAGCTCCAGAAGCGCGGCATCAGGAAGATCATTCACGGTGGCGACCTGGTAGACCGGCGCAAGTTCGTGAACTTCCAGACCGCCACCCGTATGAAGCAGGTGTTTCTAGACCGGCTGAACGGTTACGACGTTTATATGATCGCCGGCAACCACGACACCTTCTTTAAGGACACCAACAATGTCAACGCCCTCTCCGTTCTTTTGGGTGGTCACAACCTCCAGTGGTACACCGGGCCTCGAGAAATTCTGCTTGATGAGACGCTCATACTCCTGCTCCCGTGGATTTGCGCAGACAATCGAGTTGAAAGCCTCCGTGCCATCCAGGATACTCGTGCCTCAATTGTCCTCGGTCACCTTGAATTTAACGGCTTCGAAATGCACCGAGGAGCCTTCTGTGACCATGGGTTCGATGTCAAGGAGTTTGAGCGATTTGAACTCGTGATGTCCGGGCATTTCCACCACAAGTCCCAGCGTGGTAATATCCACTACCTGGGCGCACCCTACGAGATGACCTGGAGCGACTACAATGACCCACGCGGCTTCCATATCTTTGACACCGAGACCCGCGAACTTGAGTTCATACGGAACCCACTACGTCTGTTTCATCGCGTACCTTACAATGATAAAAACACAACTCTAGAGGAAATTCTTAAGCTGGATTTTACCATTTTCAGGGATACTTACGTGAAGGTGGTAGTCAAGAACAAGACCAACCCCTACTGGTTTGACCAGTACATTGAGCGCCTCGAGAAAGCCGGGCCCATTATGGTCCAGGTGGTCGACGACAACTTCAATCTGAACTTTGAGTCAGACGAAGAGATCATTGACGGCGCAATGGACACCATAGACATTCTACAGAGCTATGTGGACTCGCTGGGACCGCAGCTGGTCAAGAAGCACAAGCTCGACCTTGCTCTACGTAACCTCTACAACGAAGCCCTGAACACACAGATTTGATCATATTCAAGACGATCCGGTGGATGAACTTCCTATCTACCGGCAACCAGTTTACTGAACTTGCGCTAGACAATCATAAGACGACCCTCATCGTAGGCGAAAACGGTGCGGGTAAGTCGACGTTTTTGGATGCACTCAGCTTCGGGTTGTACAACAAGAGCTTTCGCAAGATCAACAAGCCGCAGCTGATCAACAGTGTCACCAACAAAGGACTGCTGGTTGAGGTTGAGTTTGAGATCGGGGCCAAGCAGTACCTGGTGCGGCGCGGTATGCGGCCGAATATCTTCGAAATCTACCAGGACGGTCGACTGGTGAGTCAGAGCGCGGCCAACCGGGACTATCAAGACTACCTGGAGAAGAGCGTCCTGAAGATCAACCACAAGAGCTTCAGCCAGATCGTGATTCTGGGCAGCGCCAATTTCATCCCGTTCATGAAGCTGCCCGCCTGGATGCGACGCGAGGTGATCGAAGACCTGCTGGACATTCAAATCTTCTCTGTGATGAACACGCTGCTGAAGGACAAGATCGCGGCCAACAAGACCGAGCTTCATGCGGTCGAGAGCACAATCTTGCTGTTGGAGGGCAAGCTAGAGCTCCATGAGCGGCATCTAAATACGATGAAGCAGAATCACGAAGAGCTGATCTTCCAACGCCGCCAGAAAATCACCAGCTACAAGACGGAGATCGCACAGGCCCAGGCTCTGATTGAAGATCTGGAACGGAAGCTAGACGCGCGTAACGAACAGGTGACCGACCATAGCTTAGTCACCAAGCGCACCCAGACCCTACGCGATCTGAAGAAGCAGATCGAACACAAGAGCAAGAAATTTCAGAAGGAGATAGACTTTTATGGATCAACCGACCAATGCCCCACATGTCGACAACCAATCGACGGACACTTCCGGGAAAGAGAGCTCGCTGGCAAACAAGCTGGCAAAACTAAGCTCGAAGCCGGACTCGCCCAGCTCCACACCCAAATCGCCTCCGCCGAAGACCGCCTCGAAGAAATCGAGCAGCTCCTCAAAGAAGTCGGTGAAATCTCGCGGGCTATTTCAGAAAATCACGTCAAAATTGCGAGCAACTCTCGCTACATTCAAGGGATCGAAGAAGAAATCAACGAGCTCAAAGTCAAAATCACCGAGCTCAAAGACGACCAAGAAACCAGCAAAGAGCTAAAGTCTCAGCTTGCCAGCTCGCAGGCTCACAAGGAAGTACTGCTGGAAGATCGGGATGTTATGTCTGTTCTGGGCGCACTGCTCAAGGATGGCGGCATCAAAACCAAGATCATCCGGCAGTACGTCCCTGTGATGAATAAGCTCATCAACAAGTACCTGGCCGCCCTGGACTTCTTCATCAGCTTCGAGCTGGACGAGAACTTCGAGGAGAAGATCAAAAGCCGGTTCCGGGATGAGTTCAGCTACGAGAGCTTCTCCGAGGGTGAGAAGATGCGTATTGACGTGGCCCTGCTGTTTGCCTGGCGTGCTATCGCCAAGCTGCGCAACTCGGCCTCCACCAACCTGCTGGTGATGGATGAAATCTTTGACGGTAGCCTGGATGGCGACGGCATCGATGAGTTTTTGAAAATCTTAACCAATCTCACGCAAGATACAAACGTGTTCATCATCTCCCACAAGCAGGACCAGATGATCGATAAGTTTGAACACACGATCCGTTTTATCAAGACGAAAAATTTTAGTCAAATGGCAGCGTAACACATGTTTGGATTTGAGTTCGACTTTATACCGTTTTACTGGTGGGTGCTGGGCTACGCCTTCTGCGGCTCCCTGACCGCCAGCCTGATGTACCTGATCGCCGAGCCGATCGACCTCTATCAACGCGACTCAAGCCACCTGCTCCCAGTCGCAATGTTTATCAGCCTCTGGTTGTGGCCGCTCATCGTTGTTACGATGGTCTATGGCTTCATCATGGGCGTAGTGGACCTGATGCGTAACAAATGAAGTTAGTAATTGCCGGGTCTAGAGACCTAAGTGGAGAACGCGACTTTGACCTCACCCAGATTATTGCAAGCTGCGAGAGATTTGGTTATTTTAAGCGTAGCGATATTACTGAGTTCCTCTCTGGGGGCGCTCGCGGTGTTGACATGGCCGCCGAAGACTACGCCCGCTACTACAACCTCCCCTTCCGTCTGTTCGCCCCAGACTGGAACTACCACGGTAAAGCGGCCGGACTGATCCGCAATACCGAGATGGCCCAGTACGCCGACCACGGCCTGATTATCTGGGACGGGAAGTCGACGGGTACCCAACACATGATGGCTCAGCTTACTAAATATCAGAAGCCATATGTTGTCTTCACACGGGAGTGGGTACCCACGATGGGCCGCAAGGTCAAGAGGACGTTTACAGACCCGTACGAGTATGCCTGGTTCACCACACGTAAGGACGGGCAGTGCCCCATTCCCTTTGTGGACGGCTGGGAAGAGATCGACTTCTGGGGCGACCGCTTCACCGACAACTACCACTGCCGCCGCATGAAGAACTTCACACTAGAAGACGCAACCCACATAGAAGAGGAGAGATAATGGAATTTGTAGTGTTCGGTATTTCGATGCCGATGGATGATGAAGACGAGGGCTGTTCTGTGGCCCTGTACAACCCGGATACGGGCTCGAGCCTGAACCTGAGTTGTTCGCTGGACGAGGCCCGTACCAAGTGGCATATCGGCGACGCGGTGAAGATCGAGATCGGAAAGCCGTATGAGTATTCTACAGCTGGTTCCTAAGACCGACGAGGTCTTGAGAACACCCACTGAGAAGTTCGACTTCAATAACCCGCCAGTTGACCCAAGTCAGCTGGCGATCGACCTTTCGGAGACCATGCTGAGCCTGGATGGCGTTGGCTTGGCCGCGCCGCAGGTTGGTCTGCCCTACCGTGTCTTTGTGATGCGGACCAACCCTATCTACACGTGTTTTAACCCAAAATTAGTGGATGTCAGTCATAATGTGACTCTTACGCTGGACGAGGGCTGCCTCACGTTCCCCAACCTGGTGCTGAAAATCACCCGGCCACGAATCATCAAGATGCGGTTCACGCTACCCAATGGTGACACGCGAACGGAGAAGTTTCACGACCTGACAGCGCGTATCTTTCAACATGAGCTCGACCACCTTGATGGCGTGCTGTTCACCTCTAAGGTGAGCCGGATCAGCCTAGAGATCGCCGAGAAGAAGGCGAGGAAAATCAATCGTGACTAAAGTAGGCCAGACCACCTGCGGTCGTTGCTACAAAGAGGCTAGTGCCTGCCTCTGTAATTCTGTGAAGCAAATTTACCGCCCTGCCAAGTTCGACTGCGAGCACGTGCTGGGCACCTTCATTGATTCCAGCCACTATGATGACCTGATCACCACGGACACTGACCTTTGGGGGCCTTCCGTTGACGGACTTTGCACCGAAGACAACATCATCTTCAAGTTCCGCAAAGGCGTCTTCTCACTGGATGAGCAGAAACTGGCTTACGAGGGTCTTAGGGAAGCGGCTGTTCAATCTCAAAATCGCGGAATGGCTGCTGGTCCCCGTGGCGATCGGCTTAACACAGAAGGCCGTGGCGGTCGTGACTGGGTTAGCGGCTATCACATGGACGTACTTGAGTGGCTGATGCGCGACGCCAATGCGCTCGACGACTCCGTCACCCTGGACGATATCAAGCGCCGCCATATCAAGCCGGTGGAGGACACGCGCGGCCACGTTTGGCTCCGGTCCCGGATCACCACTGAGCGAGTGATCTATGACGGCTGGTTTGACCGCTGGCTTGAGCTCACCCTGAAGCTTCCCCGTGATCAGCAACGCGAAGCGGCACGCTACGTCTCCGAGCAGTACATTTCGGTCACCAACTATGCTCAGAGCGTGATGAGCGGTGTGGCAGGCTACTTCGGTCGCTACCCACGTATCCCCTACGGCAGGGCCACCTCATACACCGAAAAGAACGGCGAACTGTTCGCAAAGTCCTTTCCTTATCTGCGCAAGCTTGATAAAATCTTCCGCGAGGAGCTCCCTGTAAGGTGGGCTGCGCAACGTGCAGCGGCTGACCGCCTTGATCCTCGCTTCCTGATTGACAGTACGGTGTTCACGACGCTGACGGTCAACCATAACTGGCGGACTGCCGCGCACCGCGACGCAGGAGATCTGGATGCTGGATTTAGTAATATCTCTGCGGTTACCGGCAAAGACGGCTGGCAAGGCGGGGTATTCATTCTACCTGAGTACCGAGTCGGTATTGATCTACGGCCCGGAGACCTCCTGCTGGTTGCCAATCATACAGGCATCCATGCCAACGACGCTCTCCTGGGTGGAGACAGTGACGATCGACTCAGCATCGTCGCATACTTTCGCGAAGACATGTTCGAACTGAAGTCGATTGAGTACGAGAACCTGAGACGGCAATTTGTAGACGAGCGTAGGCTGAACCAGAACCACACGCTATGGCGCAAGCTCTGGAACGGCGTTTCCGAAGGTATGTGGACCTCCGACGAGTGGTACGCGTATATGAAGGCCCACGGTATGGCTGATCCCTATGGTGGGGACCAGAAATCATCACTGGAGAGCTTCTTCTCATGATCTACGAACTGATGGCCCTCGGTCTTATCACCTGGGGCCTGATCATCGCCTTCTTTATCGCGCTGGTCGTCTGCGAGGCTACGGACTCGCCCGGCTTCGCCGCACTCGGTGTTGCTGTTGTCCTAGGCCTGCTCTGGTACAACGGCGTTTTCAACGTCTGGCTCTGGACCAAGGCTAATCCGGGCACGCTGGTTCTTTACGTGCTGAGTTACTGGTTTGCTGGTGTGCTCTGGAGCTTCTTTAAGTGGGACCGGTACGTTGCACATCAAGCTGCCCTTAAGTGGGATCGCCCGGAAGTTCTGAAGAACAAGCGTATGATCACCAATTGGGTTGTGCTGTGGCCGTTTAGTGTGCTGCGCTATGTGTTCGGCAACCTGATCGCCGACATTGTCACCTGGATCATCGAACGGT